GTGGATTTATAACAGGACTATCCATGCCTATTGGTCCTTTACCAGTTCTGGTTACAATATTACTTCCAGGCAACATAGGTGGTTTAGTTGTACTTTGATTATTTAATCCTAAAGCACCAGTAGCTAATAAAGATGCTCCGCCTACATATAATGGTACTGATTGTGTACCAGCTAGTAATCCTCCAGTAGGAGGCATTGATGGTATTGGCTCAAATGTATCAGCATCACTTAAAAAAGGATCTGTATCAATAATTGGGTTAGGGTTTTGAAATAATGGATTTATTACTTGTACTTCTGGTAATGTTCCTGGTGAACCTAAGCCCATGTATCCTGGTATGTATGTCATAGTTGCCTCCTAAAATCCTAATAATCCTGCACCGATACCTAGTGCTGCACCTGCTGGACCCATACCAAACATATTACCCATTGCATAACCCATTTGTCCTCCACCATAAGCTGATGTTAATGGTGATGGTGCTGATCCATATTGAGTAGTTGGCATTTGAAATTGAGCAGCTGCAAAAGGTAATTGTGAAAATGCACTTAATCTATCGTATGGATTTGTTTGTCCAAATTGAAATCTATCTATTTGTTCTTGTAAGTTACGAGCTGCAAGATCTTCTTGTCTTGCACCTACATCATATATTCTATCTATACCAGCACCCATTCTTTTATCAATGTCTGTTTGTAATCCTGTTAGACCTTGACTTGCTGTAAGCTGTCTGCCTATTTGATTTTCAATAGCTGTTTGTTCTGCTCGTCTTTCTGCTTCAGCCTGGCTTATTGCAAATGGAGAGTATGCTTGAGTAAATGCTCTAGTAGCTGCTGCCTGCGCGCCTGGACTAGTTCCTGTTCTACCCATGCCACCAAATTGTGTAGCAATATTACCCATAACATCTGAACCAATAGATTCTCTTACACCTGATAAATAGTCAGCTTGTGGAGTTAAGTAACTATATGCAGTCGGCATTACACCAGATGCAAAGCCACCCATAGTGCTTTGTGCTATATCTAATAAAGGACTTGCACCTGTTTGTGCATAACCTAATCCTTTAGATAGATCCATAGCAGCTTGAGTTTCTGGTGCAAATGGTACTACTGTTGATCCAGGATAGAATTCTCTACCTATATCACTACCATAAAGTCGTGCAGACTCTTGTAATATATCTTGTACATATGGTTCTGCTGGTCCATATATTCCTCCACCAACTGATGTTACTTGTGGATCATCACTTCCAAATGACATATTAGTCCTCCAATTTCTTTTCTAATAAATAGTGTGTTGTTTTATAATTATGTTTTTTTAATATGCGTGACCATCCTGGTCTAGCATAAGTTTCTAAATGACTGCATCCTTCTTGTTTCGCAAAGTCTTCTAGTATAGTAGGTATTTTATCTTGCCATAGTTTTCTATCTCGACCAGTAACAATAAATAAATTTAAAGATTTAGTATTAGGTCTTTCTAATATTTTACTTACAATACAACCTTGATATTTAGTTTTCTTTTTTTCATTCCATAATATCCAAAGCTGTGCTGTACCATCATAAAGTTGTTTTAGTACATCATCTAAATTATAATGATTACCAGAAAACTTTAATGCTTTATCAATAGAATCAGTAACAAAGTTCTCAACTTCTTTAATTTTATCTGTAGGTATTATTACAGGTATGGTCATGTAATTTCTAAATAGCTACATACTATATGCAATCTACCTGCTGTAGCTGCTGTAGCTTTTAATATCTCTCCTGCTGTCAATACTAGTGGAGCTGCAAGTAATTCTGAAGTTCCATTAGCACCAATGCTTTTAGTTTTAAACAAACTAAATACATCTGATCCGTTAGTTATTGTCAATGTAATAGTATCTCCACTACCTGAGTCATCACTAACTAATACAGATTTTACAATAGATGTAGCTCCTGTAGGTACAGTATATACAGTTGTTACACTAGTAGCTGTTAAATCTACTTTACTATTTTTATATGTATGTGCCATTAGTCTTTATGTTTAGTTAAGTTAATTATTGCTCCTGCATTATCTTCTGAAACATTTTTCCAAAACTCATCTAGTGCGTTTGGATGTTCACAGTTAGCACATTTACAAACTGAACAAACACCATTGTTACTACAATGGCAATTATGATCACAGTTTATGCAAGAAACCATGCTGATACCTCTTGATTTTCAGTATTGTGATAAGTAATTAATTGGTTAGTTATGTCTTCTACTATTCTTTGAAAGTCTTCCTGGCTATCAACATACTGATAAATATATTCTAGGTTTTGTTTACTAGCCATTAAAATCTTTCAGTTCCTTTTTTAGTACCACCCATACCACCTGTTGGTCCTTGACCTGCTTTAAATCCACCGCTGCCTTTTTGACTGCCTCCTGTGAATTTACCTGTGGCTGTATCGCTAAAACTAGGTCCTTGTGGTTTTGTTTCTGCTGGACCAAAAGTTTGTCTATCTTCAGGACTTCTATCTTTTTCCATAGCACTAGATCCTTGATAAATACTATTTGCTATAGCTTCATTGAAAGTTTGACCTTTTTCTATATCTTGTATTATTTTATTGATTGCCATATCTCGAGGTATATTTCCTAATAAACCTTCAAAGAAACCTAAATATCCTGGTAATTTTGGTTCATATAAATCAGGTAAATCAAAGTATTTATTTTGACTTATTTCATCTCGCAAAGCATTTTTTGCCTGCATTTCTCTAAATTTTTTTAAATTTTCTCGTCCATCGCCACCTCTTTGTGGTGTAGCAGATAGTGCTTGTCCACCACCCATAGATGTATTTGCTACAGCTGAAGGTAATCCATCTGCACCAATTAATCCTTCTCCTGCATCATATAAAGTTTCAAATGTTGGTACTTCATATTGAGGTATCTGTGTAGTTACTTGTCCAGTATTAGGATCAACAGCAAAAGATACTTGTTGTCCTGGAGCAGTTGTAGGAATCATAGCTGTGTCATATCCAGATCCAGTAAGTAAACCTCGATAGCTATCTCTTGTTGCATTGAATGATGCTTGTTCTGGTGTTGGATATTTGAGTGCTTCATATCTAGCTCTGATGCGATCAAAGTCTGCTGGATTTCCTATTAACATTATCTATAACCTTCTTTTATTGCTTCTATGTCTATACCCTGTGCATCATTCCAAGTTGTTGATGCTGGTATTTGCATATTAAATTTAAAATATCTTGCACTTTTATGAAATGGTATTGTACCTGTTGAGTGCATATTAGCAACAGGTGATGTAGTAGACTGTGAATCTCCTACTCTATTTCTAAATGTAAGTGAGCCAGTTGCAGAAACAGTATCTACAATAGGTCTAATATGAGTAACCAATGATCTATTTTGTGGAAAGACTTCTGTTTCTCCTGTGCCTATTTCACAAGCAAGGTTAGCTCCCTCAAATGTTCCAAACTTATGTGATGTATCAAATACACCAAAGGATCTTAATCCTCCAACAAATATATCACTATCTAACGGAACATTAATTGCATCTAAGTTATTAGAACCTGATGATGGATAATCATCTAAGTCATCTACAGAATAGCCAGGTGATATGTAGTTAAATATCATTTCATGTGATAGTTCTACAATAGACCATCTAGATGTTTCATAGTTATAAACTATAATCTTATCTGTTACTCCACTAGCTGTAGAAGGATATGACCAACATACTAATTTATTTTTATAATCAACAGCTGCCTTAACTCTTTCTCTATGTGCAAATCGTAAATCATCTTTAAAGAAACGATCTACTTTACCATTACCAATGGGTTTAGATGCGTTACCATCTGTTACTCTAAAACCATCTTCAGATAAAAAATATACAAGATTACCAACTTTAATTACAGTCTTACCTTGTACAGCTCCTATGTTATCTTCTATTCTTCTAAAAGAAAATATAACATTACCACCACGATAGTCCATTCTGGTAATTCTATTTTCTTGAAATATTAAACCAAACTGTCCACCAGTTACGCCAGTAACAACTCCACCTTCAGGTAAATCTTCTAAGTCTGCTTGGTTAGTTCCTGTTGTCCATGATGTAGCATCATTAACAGATGACCATTGTACTCTGTTACGAGCAGTAGGTTGAAACCCTGTTACAACAAAATTGTTTACAACAGCTGCGTGTCTAAATGTAGGAGGAGAACCTCCTAGTGCAGCAAAGTCAGCTGATGTATCTAATGACCAAGTTCTCGGTGCATCAGCCCCATTAAAAGCTATAACACTTTCTCCAAACTTTACAAAATCCCAATAACCATTTTCTGCTGTGCTGTAACTTACACCACCACTTTCATCTACTACTGAGTTTGCAAGTATTCTATATAGTTTACTAGAATCACCTGCAAAGATACTGACATTACCACCATCAGATGTAAATGATGCAGCTCCCTGACATCTGTTATCTAATGCATTTGCTGTAGCTGTAGTTATTGTTTTCCAAGGTCTATAACTATTTACAGCAGGATAAACATTCTTAGCTTGTGTTGAACCAGGATTCATATGATCTGGTAGGTCTGGCAACCATTCTCCAAAAGGTACTTGCATTATTTTACATTATCAAAGTTATTAATATTAATACCTGATCTTTGTACAAGAGGTGATCCATTATATTTATCTAATGCATCTGCATCTTTTACTTGTTGTAATGCAGCTTCATACTGTGCTTTAAATTGTGCAACAGTACCTTGATCCATACCTCTAATAAATGTAGATGCATAATATAATGCACCATACAGGTAAACATCAGGATGATTTGTAAGTATTGTATTAGTAGCTGTACTACCATCTAAGCTATCAAATGCTTTATAAAAAGTTAATCTAGCAGTAACTGCTGTATCTGGTATTGGACTAAATCTAAAGTTAGATCCTTCTATAGAAAACAATCTTGGTGTACCTACATTTGTATGACCTTGTGTATCAGCTTGATGAAATGCTGTAGCTAGTTCCAATGTTTGATCTGGTGTAGAGCTTGTAATAATAAAACTTTTAACTTGTAAGAATCCTGTTGGTAAAGATTCTGTTGCTGAATCTATTGTAAAAGAAGTATTTACATTTTCCATAGCTCTTATTCTAAGTCTTCTATTAAAGTCTGCTTCTGTTAAATCTATAAAGTCATCTATCTCAGAAGTAAGATCATCTCTAGCAAGGAAATTAGCAATAGCTGTTTTTAAATTTGTATAAGTATCAAGTGCCATTATAATCTTTTATCTCCTGTTCTAAAAAACATATACTCATTACTATTAACCATTTCTCTAATAATCTTTTTTTGTTCTTCTAAATTTAATTTATGATAATTAGAATGTCCAAATCGTTCTTTAGTTTTTAGTTTTAAAGCAATTAATGGTATTTGAGCTATGCGTTGTAAGTCACCTTTTTGTTCTTGATTATTTTGTGACCATTTATTTTGTTTTAATATATTATTAGTATCTTGTGTGCTTTTAACAACAAGTTTACGAGTGCCTCTATCAATATGTATTTCTTGATTTTTATCGTAAGGATTGTTCATACAACAACAACTGTTCCTGTAACAGTAACTGTAGCTGCAAATGTAATTGGTCCAGCAAATACAGCACTAGTTATTATTTGATCTTTATTAATTTCGGTATCGTGTTCATGTATTGTTTCACCTGCTGGTGCATCACCAATATACTGAACGCCTCCGACTGAAGTTATTGTTGCCATGTAATCTCCTATTAACTAATTGCGTCTACAACTGATACCCAGACATCTATACTATCTGCTGTTCCAGCTTGTCCTTTTAAGATGTCTCCACTCTGTAAAACAAATTTAGCTCCACCCTGTACTAGCTCTACTGAACTTGCAGGTGGGATTGATAAATCTTTTACAATGTATCTTGTAGTAGAACCACCTTCAGATACAAATACACTTACTGTAACTGTAGTGGTTAAAATGTTTGCTAGTCTTAAACCAACAACTGCATCATCACTATTGGATGTATATATTGTAGTCGCTGAGTTTGTTATCTGCGCGCCATTTGATTCAAAGTCTTGTGCCATGTTTTCTCCTTATAATGCGATTGCCATCGCTACTGCCAGACCTTTACTAGCTTTGGCATCTAATTGTGTTTGTATTGCTGATGTTACGCCATTAACATAACCAATCTCTGTTGAAGTTGTAGTTGCTGCTGATACATCACCACTACCATCTGATACTAATGCTCTTGATGCTGTAAGGTTTTCCATCTTACTAAATGCAACAGCTGCACTAGATTTAATATCAGCATTAACAATATTAGTAATTGTATTGTTATCTGAGTCTATTGATTTATTAGTTAGTGTATCTGAAGAACTAGCAGTAATACCACCAATGTCTGATAACACTTCTGTGGTTGATCTACTCTCTAATCCGTTTGCTGTAAACCTAGCGTATTCATCATCTGCAACACTAGCACTATCAACCTTAACTGCGTTTGTGTTACTGATTCCAAAAGTAAGTGTAGCCTGTCCACCAATATCACTAAGTACTTCACTAGCTGATCTACCTTCAATAGATGTACCTGCAACTCTTAAGAAATCATCATCTGCAACACCAGTTGTAAAGATAGGAATATTT